GGCCCACCTCGGTGGCGGTCCGGGGTACCTCGAGGGTGGCGAAATCGGGGGTCCCGTACTTCGCCAACGCCGAATAAAGCGGCGCCTTCGCACCCCGCAACGACACGTACCGGTCCGGCATCCACCGTTGCGGGACCAGGCTCGAGTCGGTGCCGGTGGTGCCGATCGCGGCGGCCACCTCGGGGCGGGGAGCGGATGCCAGGGTGCGCCCGATGCGGGCCATGCCGGCGCGGAGGTAGGCGGGGTCGGCGGCCATGGCGGACGCCTTACGCCACCGGTCCGCCTCCGGGCTCCCCGGGTTCTCCATGGCCGCCCAGGCGTCGCGCACGAACGAGGGCCCGCCCAGCTCGAGCGGCTGGGCGTACGGGTACGGGTCGACGGTCCGGGCCGGCGCCGGCAGGCCTCCCCCCGCGGCGCCGGCCGCGGTCAACGTCACCACCTCGGGGGCGGCCACTACCGCCGGGGCGGCCGGGGCGGGCGCCGGCGGGGTGACGGGGGCGGCGGTGGTGTCGATAACGGTCACGGGTGGGACTCCAGTCGGTGCGGGTGGCGGGGCGGGTGGTGAAGGGGCGGTGGCGGCGACGGCGGTCACGCGGGCGGTGTCGTAGGCGGGCTCGGAGAGCAAGGCGACGTGACGGCCGCGCGCCGCGGTCACCCACATGCCGGCATCGGCGTCGGTCGAGGCGGTCACGTCGGCGGCGACCGATAGGCCGTCGCGTAGGTCGCCGGCCTCGGCGAGGATCTGGTCGCCACGGGCGCCGGCCGGTACCCGCCAGGTGGCCATCAGGCCGTCTTCGGTGTCGCTCGAGCTGGCGTAGACGGCGACGGGCTGGGCGGGGTCGTGGTCGAGGACCAGCTTCGACCGTTCGCCCAACGAGAGGGAGCCGCGGGCGAAGGCGACGGTCTGGCCGGTCGACACCTGGGCGAACGTCCCCCACGGCACCACCATGCCGGTGATGGTCCTGCGGGCCGCGTCGGCGGCGACACGGGCGCCGGGGGCCGTGGTGCGTATCTCGGTCATTGGGGGCCTCCTGGGGCGAGCTGGGCGGGCTGGCGGGGTGCCGCCGGCGCCGCCGGCCCAGGCGGAATGGGGGCGGGCGCCGGCGGCGACGGTGGGACAACGACGGTGTCGGTTTCGGGTATCTCGAAGTCGAGGTCGAGGACCTTGGCGAGCTGGTTGACGAGGGCGGGCGGGTCGCCGCCCTTGAGCGCGGCGACCATCACCTGCACACGTTCGAGCAAGGGGAGTCGGGTGAACTCGTCGCGGTCGAACTCGAAGTACTGGCCGCGCGGGCTCACATCGTTCGCCGATAGGCGGCCCTCGATGGCCTGCAGGTAGGAATCCAACACGTCATCGAGGAACGCTTGGCGGTAGTCGGCCTGGTTCGTGTAGACGTAGCTCGACGACGAGCCCATGGCCGCGGACACGAGTACCGGGTTAACGCCGGCCATCCGGGCCAGCTGGGTCGACATGTACTGGCGGCCCTCGACCATCTGCTGGTCGGCGGCGGACCATCCGAGGGTGCGGGCCTCGAGGTTCTGGGGGGTGTAGGCGGTGGCGCCCAACGCCCGGGCCGCCTTCCAATTGCCGACCAGGTCCTGGGCGGCGTCAGGGCTTAGGGGTTCGCCGCCGGTCTGGTGCAAGTCGATGTTCGGGAGCGGCTCGGCGGCGGCGGTGGCGCTATTGACTTCGAGGTCGAGGGCGGCTTTTATCACCTGGGCGCCGTAGTTGCAAATGCCCTCGTGGGGGCCGTCGATGGCCACGACGTCCTCGTTGGGGATCTCTTCGCCCATGTAGTACACGGGCGGGATGGCGGTGAACGTCCCCCATGCCAGCATCTCGGGGTCGTAGACGAGCTGGCCGGGCAGCACCCGCCGGAAGGCGGCCGGGAACCCGGACGAGTCGCGCGACAACACGACCAGCGTGGAGCGGCCGTTAAAGAAGAGGTCGTCGATGAGCCACGCCCAGAACACGCTCGGGGCGACGGTGGCGGCCGGGTCGGGGTCGACACACCAGCCCGGGTCGAGCTTGGTCGGCTCGCCGCCGGCCGGGTCGCGCCGGTACCGCTCCAACGGCATCGACGACACCCCGCCGGCCAGTTGATGACGAATGTACGCCAGGGTTGGGACGGCCATCGCCGCGGAGCGGCCCACGGTGTTGGCGAACATCCACGCCCACGGGTCGCCGCCCCCATTCGCGGCCACCCGCGGCGACGGCGGGCCGGCCGGCGGGCCTCCCAACGGGACTGAGGTGGCGGCGGCCTCGAGGTCCGCGACGCGCGCCGAGAGTTGGCGGGCGCGCGATCCGAACATAACTACTCGCACACTGTGAGCGAAGTTACAGACCCGCGCAATATGTAACTACATGAGGTAGTCCCGATATCTACGGGTGGGGCGCCGGCCGCGCCTGCTGAGCCGGCGGCCCCGGCCGGCGGTCCCCCCGCCCCTACGAAGCGAAGTTGGCGTCGGCACCCGTTAGGACCGGTGAGGCTACTAGCGGGGTGACACGGCGACGAACGGCGCCGGTGGTAGCGGGTGGGTGCGGGCGGCCCAGGCGGCCAGCGTGGCCGCCACCAGCGGCGAAATGTCGCTTTCGGAGTTGCGGCGGGACCAGGCCCAGCCGTCGCCGAGGATGCGCCGGCCGGCGTTGGCGAGGGTGTCGTCGAGGACGGCCTGGGCCCGGTGGGCGATCGAACGCGCGGCGATCTGGTCGACGAGGTCGGCGCAGGCCCGGCCCATCTGGGCGGCCCCGGTGCGTAGCACGTCCACGCCGGCCGCCTCGAGACGATCGGCGACGGTACCGGCGGCGAGGGAGTCGGCGACGATCACCGCGAACGGGTTGGCCCTTCGCCAGGCCCGTACCTCGTCCTCGAGCCACGCCGCTCCCCTTCGGTAGGCGAGCACCTCCACGACCGTCGTACCGGCGGCGGTGCGCCCGGCGGTGACGAGGCTGGCGTTGGCCCGGTCGGCGGACACGTCGAAGGCGAGGGCGACGGGGGTGGCCGGGGTGTCGAGGTCGGCGAGGGTGGCCCAGTCGTCGAGGGCGATCGCCGAGCCCAATTGCCGGGGCCGGGGCCAGACGTTGAGGATGGACCGTTCGAAGTTGGCGATGTCGCTGGCCCGCTCGAGCTCGCCGGCCACGGCGCGTTCGGTGATGGTGTCGCCGAGGGCGGGGTGCGCCTGCCACCACGTGGCCGGCCTGGTCGGGTCGTAGTCGGGTGCGGTGTTGTCGGCGCCCCATTCGAAGATGGCGATACCGGGCCGGCCCGCCTCGAGGCTTGCTTCGCCGCGCTCTAGCCAGCCATCGAACCAAGTTGATGCCAGCGTGCCGCCGGCGGACACGATCCACGTCTGGGCGCCCGGCCGGGTGAGCTGGGCGGGGAAGACGGCCATCTCGATGCCGCGGCCGGCGTCGGTGTCGTGCGCCCACGCCTCGTCGATGACGGCCAGGTCCACGTTCGTGCCGTGCAGGGCAGACTCGACCGGGGCGAAGCAGGTAGCGCTCGAGGACTTGGCGAGCAGCTCGAAGGACTCGCCGCCGGCCCGTAGCGAGGTCTTCAGGTGGCGGACCATGCCGCTCGAGCGGAGGATGGGGAGCCATTCCCGGCGGAAGGTGCGCCCGGCGTCGCCGCCGGTCTGGGCGGTGTACCACGACTGGGAGCGGGCTTGGCCGAGGACCCGCCGGGCGAGCTGGGCCAGACAGATGGCGGACTTGCCGGCCCGGCGCGGCACGTGCAACACCACCACCCCGTGGACCATCTCGCCGGTGTCGGGGTCGAACTCGCCGGCCACGTGGTTTACCGCGGACTGCCACGCCTGCATGGGCCGGCCGAACAACGCCGCCCCAACGGCGTCGACGGAGGGCCCGTAGGTCGGGGCGCCGCTAGGCGGGGTGGCCAGGCGGGGCGGGACCCGTAGCCGCTGCCAGTAGCTGGTCGAAAGCATCAGTTTGCGGGCCTCCCAGCGATCGCAGGCGGGCCTCGAGCTCGCCGGTCAGGCGCAGGGCCTGGGCCTCGTGGAACTCCTTACCGTCGAGGGCGCGCAGTTCGTCGCAACGGTCCGCGGTCGTCCGGAGCAGGGCGATGAGCAGGGCGTCGCAGGCCTCGAGGCGCCCGGCGGCCCGTAGCGCCTTGATCGTGTCATCGCAGGAGCGGCGCACCCGCTTGACCGGGCGGCGATCGCCGGGGATTAGTTCGAGCTGCTCGCCATCCGCCGGCATCGCCCACAATCGTAGTTACATTCGCTGGTTTGGGGGGTGTTTGGGGGGAAAACACGAC